GTTAAAGATTTAAGCGGTGCTACTCAATCAAGTTTCAATAGTGGTGGCGAACCAAATTATCTTTTTTATGCAGAAAATCAATTGTTTCGTGTTAGTTTTTCGGGTTCAAATGCAACATTAACCCCTTATGATATACAACTTGGGTCACTTGAACCTTCAATAACAGTGACTGGCAATAATTATTTTAGCGCATCAAGCGGTTATGATTCGGCTAATGGTTATTTGTTCCACGCAAGAAATGAAAGATTATACCGTAGTGATGTGACGATTGGATAAACAATAATTAAATAAAATGAATAAAATTACATCAAATTTAACCTTAGCCCTATCAATCCTTTTTTTCAACATAGGGTTGTCTCAGCAAAATGAACAACATATAGTTAAGTCTCCAACAAAAGAGCTTAAGATGATTCTTTACTCTAACGAAAAACCTATAGTTGAAGGAAACGTAGTTGTTGTGGGTGACAAGTTAATTAATCACGGTATGTTTGTTGTCTACAAACCAGATGGATTTATACATCAAACCATACACTATGATATGGGAAAAATAATTAAAATCACTACCTTTAGTGAGGAAGATAAAATATAATGAATTACATTAGAAAGATTTCAGTTGGCGCAGACTATAAGAATGCCATGCACTACATAGTTAATCAAGAGGTTCTAGGAGGATCGTATACAATAAGCGATATAGCTCAAGAGCGAGAAGGATTCAGTGTTTGGGTCAAGAAAAATGAAGAGTCTGTTAAATGGAAAGAGTTTAAAGACATTCCAGTAGTAGTTGAATACAATATAAATTTAATATGATACCAAGATGGGGTTATCTGGTAAAGCCACTAGGAAAGGAATACAACAACACAAAAACAATAGCAAACCAAGAGTTCACGATAAACACGTCAATAGAGGATGCCAGTTATGTGAACAGAATGGGAATTGTGTGTGCGACACCAAAGGGCGGAGAGATACCAGTTGGTAGTATAGTAGTTGTTCATCACAATGTGTTTAGAACATATCTAGATGCCAAAGGCAAGAAAAGAAAAAGCAACGAGTTCTTTAGGGATGGCGAATACTTAGTCAATCCTCAAAGAATATATATGTACAAGGATGACAAGGGGTGGAAAACTACAAAAGATTATTGTTTCATTTCTCCTATCGATCATACTCAAGATAGTGAGATTTACAGATCGGACAAGAAAGAAGAGGAGCATGTGGGACTTGTAAAACATAGCTCTGTATTCAAGCAAGGGGAAAAGATAGGGTTCACTAAAAACTCAGAGTATGAGTTTACAATAGACGATCAAAAGGTTTATAGGATGAATCATAATGACATTTGCATTAAATTTAATTAAATGGAAGAGTATTGGGTAAGCACCATAACATGGGAGAATTATTGTTTCACTTATACATACACCGATGAGTGATACTAAGGATACAATATTAAGGGTTATATCGGCAGGAGAAAGAGCTGTAGATGAACTTATAAAGGTTGCCGAAGAAAAAATAATCACAGGGCATAAGGATGATGACTTAGCGGCTGATAGATTAAAGAATGCGGCAGCAACAAAAAGACTAGCTATAGAGGATGCATTTGCTATTCTACAGAGAATAGAAAACGAAAGAGATAAATTAAATGGCGAAGATCAGACTAAAGACGGCAAAGGAAAAGATAAAGGATTCCAAAGCTTTGCAGAGTCCAGAGGACGAAAATCTTAATTTATGTAAGGTTGTCTCTCACATCAACGATAAGACTAGAGAGAAGCTAAATAAAAAGAAAGCTTGGGACTATGGTTATAATAAGGATCATGATGTTATTGTTATCTCTAAGTCTGGACAGATTGGTGAAGTTGTTGAGATACAGAACTTAAAAATAGCATTACCTTTGCAGCCGAAAAAGATTTATTCTAGAAGTGAGAAGGATACGGAACAACACTGGGAGCCATTTGAATACCCAAAAGAACTATCAAGGATTAAGACCATTTTCCAGTGGAATGAGTACCAGAGTGCATTCAAAGAGTCATGGGTCGATTACATTGAAGATGAGTTCGATAGAAGGGAGAGTGGTTTTTGGTTTAAAAATAATGGTGTTCCTACTTATATTACTGGGGCTCACTACATGTACCTCCAATGGACAAAGATCGATGTTGGGCACCCAGAGTACAGGGAGTCAAATAGAATATTCTTCATTTTTTTGGGAAGCTTGCAAAGCAGACAACAGGTGCTATGGAATGTGCTACCTTAAGAACAGGCGTTCAGGATTCAGCTTCATGTCATCAGCAGAGACAGTTAACCAAGCTACAGTCACCTCCGATGCTAGGTTCGGTATTTTATCCAAGAGTGGTGCGGACGCAAAAAAAATGTTCACAGACAAAGTCGTGCCTATTTCAACAAACTATCCCTTCTTCTTTAAGCCAATCCAAGACGGTATGGATAGACCAAAGACAGAGCTCGCATACAGAGTGCCAGCATCAAAGCTTACAAGAAGGTCTATTGCAGACACAGAAAAGGATGACGATCTTACAGGACTCGACACAACGATTGACTGGAAGAACACTGGGGATAACTCCTACGATGGTGAAAAGCTACGGTTGCTCGTACACGATGAATCTGGAAAGTGGGAACGTCCAGATAATATCCTTAACAACTGGCGTGTCACTAAAACTACACTTAGATTAGGTAGAAGAATCATAGGCAAGTGCCTAATGGGGTCTACCTCAAACTCTCAAGACAAAGGAGGAGGAAACTTCAAAAGACTTTACAGAGACTCTGACGTGACGCAAAGAAACGCAAACGGACAGACTAAGAGTGGAATGTATTCTTTATTTATTCCCATGGAATGGAACTTCGAAGGGTTTCTAGATCAGTACGGACAACCAGTTTTTAGAAAACCAAATAAAGCCATTTTAGACCACTATGGAGACGTTATAGATGGAGGAGTACTAGATTACTGGGAAAATGAAGTAGAGAGCCTTAGAAACGATTCTGACGCACTAAATGAGTTCTATAGACAGTTTCCTAGAACAGAGGGTCATGCTTTTAGAGATGAGGCTAAAAATAGTCTGTTTAGCTTAACAAGGATATATGAGCAGATAGACTTTAATGATAACTTGCAAAGGCAACGTGTTGTTCAAAGGGGAGGTTTTTCCTGGAAGAATGGTGTTAAGGATACAGAGGTTATATGGACACCAGAGAAGCATGGAAGGTTTTATGTTAGTTGGATACCGCCACGAGAGCTTAGGAATAGAGTTGTAAATAAGAATGGATTCAAGTATCCTGGCAATGAACACATAGGTTCCTTTGGATGTGACTCTTATGACATATCTGGTACTGTAGGAGGTGGAGGATCTAATGGAGCCCTTCATGGGTTCACTAGGGTTAATTTAGATGGTCCAAGTAATATGTTCTTTTTAGAATATGTATACAGACCACAGACAGCAGAGCTATTTTATGAAGATGTTCTTATGGCTATGGTGTTTTACGGAATGCCAGTATTAGCTGAGAACAACAAACCAAGACTTTTATATCATTTAAAAAACAGAGGGTATAGAAAATGGAGCATAAATAGACCAGATAAACACAGAAATGATCTATCTAAAGCCGAAAGAGAGCTAGGTGGTATACCATCATCTCCAGCGGTGATATCAATTCATGCTGAAGCAATAGAAAGTTATATTGAAAACAATGTAGGATTTAGTGACGAAGGTACTGGTAATATGTACTTTAATAGGACATTATTGGATTGGGCTAACTATGATATTAGCAATAGAACCAAGTTTGATGCAACAGTTAGTTCAGGTCTTGCTATTATGGCAAACCAGAAATACGTCATTAAGGCTCAAAGAAAAGATACAGAAATAAATGTTAACTTTGCAAGGTATAATAATACAGGCACGGTTAGCTCTATTATAAAGTAATAATATGCGAGGAACTTCTGGGAAGTACGTTATTGGATTTCCAAATCAATTAGCTTCAGATGCTGAAAAAGCGTCTAAAGAATATGGTCTTATGGTAGGGCATGCTATAGAGTCTGAATGGTTTAGAAAAGAAGGTGGTCAATCAAGGTTTTATAACAACCGAGACACCTATCATAAACTGAGGACATATGCAATGGGCGAGCAGTCCGTTAGAAAGTATAAGGACGAACTTGCAATTAATGGAGACATATCCTATCTAAAT